GGCACAAAAAACAAATCTAAATGTATCACCATATTATGATGATTTTGATACAAGTAAAAATTTTCATAAAGTATTATATAGACCTGGCTTTGCAGTACAGGCTAGAGAACTAACCACACAACAATCCATACTTCAAAATCAAGTTGAAGAAATGGGTAGAAACATCTTTAAAGAAGGTGCAATTATATCTGGTGGTGAAGTTGGAATGGACAAACAGTATTATGCTGTTAAAGTTCAAGGAACATTTAATACCACAGACATTACATCTAATATTTCATCTTATGTAGATAAAGTTATTACTGGTGCAACATCTGGAGTATCTGCAAAAGTTGTAGGAACTGCAGCTGCAAGTGGTGATGACCCAATCACTTTATTTGTAAAATATTTAAATCCAGATTTAACTGGTGAAACTTTTGTATTTTCTAATGGTGAAAACTTAACAGCTAACGGTGCAGTCGGTTCATTTATTGCTGGACAAGAATCATTAACTTGTCAATCAACAGATGCAACTGCAATAGGTTCAGCAGTAACAGTTGCGGCTGGAACATATTTTGTTAGAGGTATTTTTGTAAATGTTACAGAACAAACATTAGTTTTAGATAAGTATGGAAACACACCATCATATAGAATAGGTTTTACAGTTACAGAAGATTTAGTAACTCCAGAAGAAGATAGTACATTATATGATAATGCAACTGGTACATCAAACGAAAACGCAGCTGGTGCTCATAGATTAAAAATCTCATTAACACTTTCTAAATTATCTTTAACAGATACTAATGATACAAATTTTGTAGAAATAATGAGAGTAAATCTTGGTAATGTTTTATCTGCATCAAGAAATACTGAATATGCAGTATTAGGTGAAACACTTGCAAGAAGAACTTATGACGAATCTGGACACTATATTGTTAGAGATTTTAAACCAGATGCAAGAGAAACTTTAGCTGATGGTATTAATAATGGAATATTTGAATCTGGTGCTACTACTGATAGTGGAAATACAGCATCTGAAGATTTACTTACTTTACATCTAACGCCTGGTAAGGCATATGTTGCTGGTTATGAAATAGAAAAAAGTCACCCAACATTTATAGATATTAGAAAACCAAGAACAACTGATAATGTTGATAACGCAATCACACCAGTTGAAGTTGGTAATACAATCGTAGTAGAAAATACATTTGGTTCTCCAGACATATCTCCAGAAACGCCTGGTTCTATTGATGAACCATTTATGGAAGTTTCACTTCACGATAATTTTACAGCATCTAAAGTAACTGGAACAACTGGCGGGCCAGGAAGAGGAATAGAAACAGATAGTATTTTAACAGAAGACGGTGGAAAAATTGGTGTTGCAAGAGTAAGAAGTTTTGATACAGCTGCAAATAATTCCACAGTAACTGACTTTTTATCAAATAGTGCAGATAATGATTCAACATTTAATCTTGGATTATTTGATATTAAAATGTTTACAGAGATTGATTTTAGTGGAGTAGTAACTTCATCTGAATTTGCTGCTGGGGCAAAAATAACTGGTGCAAATTCTGGTGCAACTGGATTTGTTCACTCTGTTAGTTCAGATGCAGTTTATCTTACAAATGTAAATGGTATATTCTCAAGTGGTGAAAAAGTAAAATCAAGTGCATCAACTCAATCAGATGAATTAGTACACGAAAATGGTACAACAACAGATTTAACAATTAGTGCAATAGAGTCATTTGACATTAGTCAAGTAAGACAAGTCTTTATGAATGATGATGATTCAAATCAAGCAAACTTTAGTGCTGATTGTACTATGCAAAGTAGATTCAGTCTTACTGGTACAGTATCACTTACAAGAAACACAAATACTTTAGTTGGACAAAACACTTTATTTAATACTGAATTAAAAGCTGGTGATGTTTTAGAAGTTCCAACTGGTGCTGCTAGTGCAACAGAAAAAATTGTTATTGAAAGTGTAACAAATAATACTTCTGCAACTTATTTCTGTATTCAAGGTGGTGCAGTTGTAAACACATCTAATACTACTCGTTCTAGTGGTACTGCAACATTTACTGCAACTGGAGCGTTCACTGCAACTACTGGTTCAGTATTAAGTGGTTCTGGAAGTAGAACTGTTGTATTTAAAGACCACGCAATTAACGGATATAATGGTAAAGCAACTATTACATATGCATCAAATAATACAGCTACATATCCAGTAAACTCTGGTATTACAACTCCAGATACTGCTGGTACTGGTAATTCAGATATAGTTTTAATCTCTAGTAATGTAACAAGTGTTGGTGCAATTAGAACAAGAACAAAAATTAATGATGTAAACAAAAATATTCTTTTAAGAAAAACAGTTAAGAAATATGCAAAAACAATGTTGACTACGGACAACAATGGTGTATCACAAACTTCTTATACATTTAAGAAACAATTTATTGTTACATCAAATGCATCTGGACAGATAGTAATAACTGCTGGAACTAACGAAACATTTAATGCACTATCTAATACAAATTATGCAATTACTATTTTAGATGATGGTTCTGGTGGGTGTAATGATGGAGATATTATTGATATTGATGATATGACTTCTGCTGTATTGGCTGGTGATTCTAAAACTGCAACAATTACTGATACAACTGTTTTCGGAACATCTTCAGATTGTGTAGTTAAAGTGACTGCAACAATTTCAAAAACTACTGCACAACAAAAAAACAAAACAAACAATCCTGCTCATTTAGTTATTGTAGATAACAATGGTGTAGGTGGTGGTGTACAATATGGTACATCTGCACATCACAAAGAGATTTCTTTAGGTAGAACTGATGTATATAAAATAAGAGCAATATACGAATCTGCAAACGCATCTACCGACCCATTAGTTCCACAATTTACTGGAACAGTTTCAAGTGGAACATTTACTAAAGGTGAAAGAATAAAAGGTACAACTAGTGGTGCAATAGGTTCTCTTATTAACACAGGCCCAACTACTTTCTTTTATGTTTTATTATCTAATAAAAACTTTTCAGACGGTGAAACATTTACTGGTTTAACAAGTGGTGCAACTGGTACAACTACTGTTGTTACTGCTGGTGATACAGTAGTAACTAGTAATTATGTATTAGATGATGGTATGAGAGATTCATATTATGATATTTCTAGAATAATCAGAAAAACAAATGTTGATGTTCCTATTGGTAAATTATTAATTGTATGCGACCACTTTACTCACGGTACTGGTGATTTCTTCAATGTAGATTCATATTCAAACATAGATTATAAAGAAATTCCTACATACCTTGCAACAAGAGTAGACACAGAACAAAGACAACCTAGAGGTAGATTCTTATTACACGACTCAATAGATTTTAGACCTACTGTTGCAAATGATGATACAATATCTACTGTAACAACATCATCACAAAGTTTATCTACTGAAAGAGTAAATGATTATACATTTAACTTTGCACAAAGAAACTTCTCTGCAGCTGGTTCAATAGTTTCAAATATTCCACAAGACAATTCTAACTTTCAATATGATTTAGATTTTTATGTAGGTAGAACAGATAGTGTTTTCTTAACTAAAGATAAACAGTTTGTAGTTAAAGAAGGTTTAGATGTTGAAACAGAAATAACAGAACCACCTAAACCATTATCTGAAAATGAAGCTATGAAAATAGTTGATGTATTAATGCAACCTTATGTCAAAGAACCAGAACAAGATATATTTTTAAGAATACAAAAAAATAACAGATTTACAATGAGAGATATTGGTCGTTTAGAAAATAGAATAGAACGACTAGAAGATTATACAACTCTTAACTTATTAGAAGCAGAAACAGAAAACTTCCAAGTATTAGATGCAAACGGATTTGATAGATTTAAATCTGGTTTTGTTGTTGATAATTTTACTGGACATAAAACTGGTGATGTATCTCACCAAGATTATAGTTGTGCAATAGATTATGAAAACAGAACACTAAGACCAAAATACTCTATGAAGAATGTTGCACTTATAGAACAAAACGAAGATTCTACTGCAAGAGCAAATGATGGTTATTCTAAAATTGGTGACCAATGTATGCTACCATTTACTTCTGTTGAAACTGTTGGAAATAAGTTTGCAACTAGAGTAGAAAGTGCTCAAGCTGCATACTTCTTTGCTTGGGTTGGTGTATTAGAATTAGACCCATCTGGTGATGAATGGTTTGAAGTAAATAAACTTCCACAAATTGTAATTAACTTAGAGGGTAACTTTGACCAGATATTACAAGCCGCTGGTGGTGAAGATGCATTAGGTACTATATGGAATGCTTGGGAAACTATTTCATCTGGTGTTATCGGACAAACTAGTAATGGTTGGGGACGAGGTGGTCTTTGGGAATTAGTTTTAACAGACCAAGTTAGAAATGGTACAAGAACTTTTGTAACTGAAGTTAATGACCATAAACCTATCGGTAATGAATTAATTAGACAAGATGTAGTTCCATTTATTCGTTCTAGAAATGTTACATTTAGAGCATCTAAAATGAAACCTAAAACAAGAGTTTATCCTTTCTTTGATAGACAATATATTGGTGATTTCTGTGTTCCAGATGGTGGTAAGCCTGGTGGAACATTAACAACAATCACTTTACCAGAAACTCCAAACTGGACTGCCATAGGTAAAATTAGATTTGGTTACGATAATAACGATACTGCACACGATTATGTTGCAAAAATTATGAGTTCTGATTCTGAATATGGATTTAATACAGTAGGACAGTTCTCATTACATACAACAATAAACATCTCAAGAAATAGTAATGCATTTTATACTTATGACTTTACAACTGCAGCTGAGGGTGTAGTTGGCCCTAACATTCAAGGTGAAAAGTTTTGGAGAATTCAGATTGAAAGAGCAGAAGACCCTATTCATACTTGTGCTGGACATAGATTATATGGTGTAGAATTTTTCAATGCAGATGCAACAACTAATATTGATTTAACACAATTCTGTTCTGTTGTACAATTCCAGAATTTAACAAATCCAAGTGCAACTATTGACGGAATAGTACCACCAGTTGGTGCAGAAACTCCAGGCACTCCTAGAGATTCTGTTCTTCAGATTACATATAATTTATTTACTGGAACAAGAACACAGACTCCAGAAAGTGGAACTGTACAAAAACTATTACCGCCAGGTGAAGATGGTAATAATTTCATAACAGGCCCTACTGGTTCAATAAGTGGTGTCTTTAGTATTCCAGACCCTAACGCTCCAGGCAACCCAGCATTTAAAACTGGTGAAAGACAATTCAGATTAACATCTTCTAGAATTAATGAAGCAGATGATGTCAATTTAGAAGGTGTAGAAACATATGCAGAGGGTATCTATACTGCAAGAGGTTTCTTAAACACTATTGAAGAAACTGTTACAAGAACAAGAAACGGACAATTATTCCAAGAGGAAGTTTTTGAATCAAGAAGTTTCCAACATAGAGGTAGAACTTTAATACAGCCTTGGGATCCGCTTGCACAATCATTTATTGTTGATAGTGTTGGTGGTGAGTTTATTACAAAAGTAGATTTATATTTCCAAGAAAAAGATGAAAGAGTTCCAGTAACTGTTCAAATCAGAGAAATGAGAGATGGTTATCCAACTGAGAAATTATTACCACTTGCATCTAAAACACTAGAGTCTTCTGAAATATTATTATCAGATAACGCAACTACTGCTACAACATTTGAATTTGAATCACCAATTTATGTTGCAGACCATAGTGAATATGCATTGGTTGTGAAAACAGATTCAAGAGATTATAAACTTTGGATTTCTAAATTAGGTGATGCAGATATTGATACTGGAACGATTGTTAATGACCAACCATATCTTGGTGTGTTATTTAAATCTCAAAACAATAGAACTTGGAACGCATATCAAGATGAAGATATTAAGTTCTCACTTTATCGTGCAAAATTTGATACAAGTAAAACATCAAATCTAGTATTAACAAATGATTCAGTAGAAACTAGAACATTAAAACAAAATTCATTAGAATCACTTGCAAGTTCTGGTGTAGTAAAAGTTACACATAGAAACCACCATATGTATGCAACAACAAATAATGTTGCAATTAGTGGTGTATCGTCTGGAGTTTCAACTACTCTTAACGGTGCTTTTGGTGCCTCTGATACTTCACTAACATTAACTAGTAATACTGGTTTCCCAGGCAGTGGTTCAGTAAGATTAAAAATTACAGTTCCAAGAGATTCAACTACTGGTGATATTAGAGAAGATGAAATCTTTAGTGGTACTATTTCTGGTTCTTCTGTAACCAGTATAACAAGACCTACTGGTGCGATTGCACATAGTTCTGGTGCTGGTATAGAATTATATGAAGTAGATGGAATACCATTAGACCAAATTAATAGAACTCATACATCAGTCGGAAATGTAGGAATTGATTCGTATACAATTACAACTGCAAATACACTTGCAACCCAGACTGCAACTGCAACAACAGCTTCAAATGCAACCTCTGGTATTAAATTTGGTGATTCAACAACTGTTGTAACTGAAAATGCAATGATGGATGTTATGAAACCACTTGTAAGTAATGTTGAATATCCAAATACAAAAATTACTGCAAACATTAGAACAACAACTGCAACATCTGTTGACGGTACACAAACATCATTTAATTTACAATCTACTAGTGCATCTAGACCAATAGTATTAGGTAGAAACTATTATTTTGATGTACCAAGAATGATTACATCAACAATTAATGAAACAAACGAATTGAATTCATCTAAATCATTCTTCTTAACTTTAACTATGTCTTCAGAGTTTGATAACTTAACACCAGTTATTGATTTAGATAGAGCATCTATTGCAACTATAACTCATAGACTTAACAATGTTCAAAGTTCATCAGATGTTTATCCAACTACATTATATGTTCCAGCAACTGAACCAGAGGGTGATAGTTTAGAAGCAATATATCTAACACGACAAGTTCAAATGAAGAGTGCAGCCAATCAGATTAATGTAAAATTTGATGCAGTCAGACCAGCAACATCAACTATTGATGTAATGTTTAAAACATTAAGAACTGATGATTCATCAGACTTTAATGATGTTGGTTATACTTTCTTTAATACAAATGGACAACCAGATATTACTACTAACTCATCTACTACAAGAGATGACTTTATAGAACACGAATATTCTGCGAAAGACCTTGCAGACTTTAATGCGTTCCAAATCAAAATAAGAATGAGAGGAACAGATTCAACTAATCCACCAATTATAAAAAGATTAAGGGTTGTTGCAACTGGATAGAATATGTCAGAAATATCAGAATTAAAAGTAAAGGATAAAGACCATTTAGTAAGAGATACTTACTCTGGTGCAATATTAAATACAGATGAAAGTGCATTTAATAAAATTAGAAAAAGAAGAATGGAAGCACAAAGACAAAGAGATGAATTAAGAAACGCAGTTCGTGAGATAAATACTATTAAGTCAGAAATGCACGAAATGAAAAGTATGATGAAACAAATGTTAGAGAAGAGCAATGGCAGATAGAAGCGTATTAGCATCAAATTCGTTTGAAACTTTTAGAACGACATTTAACTCAACTGCGAGTGATGTTGGTGATATCGCAAACTTACTAGCTGCAACTGGTACTATTGCATCTTCAACAGATGTAGTAGAAGCGATAGTAGCACTAAATGCTGTTGCCTTTGATGCAACTGCAAATATTTCTTTTAGTGGTAATAATACATTTTCTGGTAGTAGCACTTTTGCTGGTGTAACATTAAGTTCTGGTGCATTAACATTTGCTGATGGGACTTCACAATCAACAGCTGCAACAACACAAGGGTTTGCGATTGCAGTCGCAGTTGCACTTGGATAAATAAAGAGAGAAACACAAATGGCAAATAATTTTAAAAATTCATTCGTAAGTGTAAGTTCTGCTGGAGAATATTATCAGTCAACTGCAACCGATTCTTTAACAGGCCCACAAACAGTTTATACTGCAAACAATGGTTCTGGAGTAAATTCAATTCTTATTGAATTAGATGCAGCCAATACTGGTAATACTGCAATAACAGCAACTGCATATCTTCAAGACACTAGTGCAACACTAGGTACAATTTCAAGTGTGGTATCATTAAGTGATGTTGCAACAGTAACTTGTGGTACTGCACACGGATTACAAACTGGTATGTATGTTAATGTAACTGGTTCTACAACAAACTATGTTAATGGAATTTACAAGATTACAAGAACTGGTGCAACTACATTTACATACGCACAAAATTCAAGTGCATCAAATGGAACTGCAGCTGGTACGATAGTAATCTACAAAGCATTTCATATTGTAAAAGATGCACCTATTCCACCACAATCAACTCTTAAAATTGTGTCTGGACAAAAGGTTGTTTTAAATAGTGACGATAAAGTATTAGTATATGGAAGTGCAGCTACATTAGATGTTGTTGCATCAATTCTTGAAGATGTAACTTAATGGAGTTTGTAAATGGCATATATAGGTAGTTCATTTTTAAATATTCCAGCAAACACATTTGCAAAAGAAGACTTTGTAGGTTCTGATACTGGTACAAATAATAGTATTGCAAATTCACTTGTTCTTTCAAGAGAGATTCCTGGCTTAAATGCATCAAATGTAGAAGTGTTTGTAAATAATATTAGACAAGAACCAGATGTTGCATATTTTATCAAAGATGATGCAAACGGTGTTCCAAAGATTTTAGAATTTTCTGAAGCATTAGCTGGAAGTGATGAAGTTTATATCATTCATAAAGGTTTAGGGCCTGGTACAGAAAAAACTGCAATCGCAGCTGGTTCTATTACTGCATCTCTTTTAGACGATACTTTAAAAACATTTACACTAGATACATTTACTGGTGATAATTCAACAACTGCATTTGTCACATCATCAACAATTTCAGCTGCAAGTGCGTTATTAGTAACGATTGACGGTATTGTTCAAAAACCATCAACAAACTATTCTACTTCTGGTGCAACTGTTACATTTACATCTGCCCCAGCTGCATCTGCTGAAATAGAAGTTAGAGATTTAGGAATTAAAACATCAGTAAGAAGAGGAACTGGTTTTAATTTAGACACACTTACTGTAAGTGGCAGTTCAACAACCACTATGACATTATCACACGAAGTTTTAGTGAATGATGTATTTATTTTTATCAATGGAGTTTGTCAAATTCCAACATCTGCTTATTCTGTAAGTGGTACAACCGTAACATTTGCATCTGCATTATCTGACGGTGATGTTGTAGTTGCAAGATACCAGAGATAAATATGCCATTAACAACTATCAAATCATCAAACATAAAAGACGCTGAAGTAAAAAATGCAGACATTAGTCCAACTGCTGGTATTGCAGAATCTAAAGTTGCTGGATTAGATGCAGCTCAAATTAGTACAAACGCATTTAATATTGGTGTCTTAGGTTTTAAGATGGCAGTAAGTGAAGGACTTACTGTTTTCAATTTAATTGATGGTATTGTTGATGAATTCAACAATGAAAGTGGTATAGACACATCAGAAAATGCAACTTCAAAATATGATGCTAGTTCCGATTTTTATTCAAATTTAGACGGCCCTACTCCTATTCCTACACCTCAAGCAACTCTAACAAGATTAACATCAACTGGGCCTGGTACATTTTCAAATGAACCAACTACAACTGTCGTTAAAGTTTTTGCAATCGGTGGTGGTGGCGCTGGTGGTGGCGGTGGAATGGGTGTTGGTGGAGGTGCCGGCGGCGGTGCTGGTGGTGTTGTTTTAGATGCTGATGTTCCAGTAACTGGTGGTGCTAGTGTTGCAGTAAATGTTGGTGCTGGTGGTGAAGGTAGATTTCATCCTTGGCACCCATCTTATCCAACAGCAATACAACCATATTTTCCTGGCGATGCTCCAACTATCTTTCCCCTTTCAATAGCAACCCCAGATAATCCAGCAGGAAGAAACTCACGACCAGGCGATGATTCAACTTTTGGCCCAACAATTACGGCAGAGGGTGGTGGTTCTGGTGGCCATGCATATACTATTAACGAATCTGGGTCTGACCAAGATTTTCCTGGCCAAGAAGTAACAGACGGATTGCCTGGTGGTTCTGGTGGAGGTGGTGGTTACGAAGAAGGTACAGTAGGTGAAGGTGAAACTGGAGAAAATAGACATCCTGCTGGAGATTTAACACAACAAGGATTTGACGGTGGTATCTGTTATGCTTCTGGGCCAGGTTATGCTGGTGGAGGAGGCGGTGGTGCTGGTGAACAAGGTAATGCTGCTAGTGGTGCAAACGCTGGTGCTGGTGGTGATGGTATTGCAGTAGGGCCTCCTAATCCACAATTAAATTGGTTTCCTGCTGGTTATGGTCATTCAGATGGTAAAGTTGGTGGCGGTGGTTCTGGTGGTAGATATGCTCCAGGCGGTGAAACAGAAGGTGGTGAAGGTGGTGGTGGTGATGGAAACCACAATCCACAGAGCACACATACTTTAGCAGCTGATACTGGATATGCTGGTGTTGTAAACACTGGTAGTGGAGGTGGTTCACACGGTGGTGGGCCAGGTGGCTCAGGCCCCTCTTATTATAATATTCCAGGCGGTGATGGTGGTAGTGGACAAATAGTCGTATTGGAAATGGAAGCATTAACTACATCCACAAGTAGCACATTAGTATCAGATACATTTACTGCAAACTCAACACCAACTAAAGCAAGAATAGTTTTATTTGCAGAAATAAGTGATGATTTAAATACAGATGTGTCAGTTTCTGCAACCAGAGATAACACTAACTACGATGCAATCACATTAACAGATACTGGTTATGTAAGTGGTAGTAGTGGTACAAAAGTATATTCTGGTTCTACTACATTAACTGGAGCTGCACCTGGCCAACCTCAAGTACAAGTCCGTTGGAAAATTGTTGGAAGTAATCAAACTGCTGAAAATAAAATACACGGTGTTGCGTTGCAGTGGAAATAAATTATGCCAAATCCCTTAACTGGTTTAACTCAGATAAAATCAACTGACATCACAGATGGAACTATCACTGATGCAGACATATCACCTAGTGCAAGTATCACATCTACAAAAACTGAAATTGATACCGATTTAGCAGACACAAATACACCTTTCAATATTGGTGTATTAGGATTTAAACACGCAGTCAATGAAGGTTTGACAATATTTAATTTAGTAGATGGTATTGTTGATGAGTTTAATAGTGAAGGTGGTATAGATACTTCAGAAAATTCAAACGCAGTATATAATTCTTCTTCAGATTTTTATGCAAATACAAATCCAAATCAACCTTTACCCTCTCCATCAATACAAAGAACATCTATTACTGATACTGGTTCTGGAACTTACTCAGTAGAACCTACAACATCAGCAGTTGATATTTTAGTTATTGGAGGAGGTGGTTCTGGTGGTGCTGGTGGATATAATAATACTGCTGGTGGTGGTGGAGGTGCTGGTGGTTTAATATTTTATGAAGATTATCCAGTAACTGGTGGAACAAGTATTCCAGTATCAGTAGGTGCTGGTGGTAGAAGTGCTGGAGGAGGTGGCCCTCTTGGAGTTGCATCATCTGGTTATGAACCATTTCAACCACAAAGATTTACTTGGGCTTACGACCCAATGCCAGAGACTCCCGTTCAACAACTTTATTCGCCAGGCGAAAAAGGTACAGATTCAGTTTTTGGTTCAGCTCCAGCGTTAGTTCTAACTGCTGAGGGTGGTGGTGCTGGTGGTGGATATTATCACGAAGGTTATGTTGGAAGTTTAGAACACACACAAATACAAGGTGGTAGTGCTGGTGGAACTGGTTCTATAAATAATGCCCCAGTAGTTCCAGCTGCTGAACACGCATCAACTCAAACAACAAATCATCCAGTTCCTGGCTTGTCAAACGACCCTTTACCAGGCACACCAATAAATGCACGAGGTTCTTTTGGAAATGCTGGTGGATTAGGTTTTCATACTGGCCCACAGAGTCAACTTGCAAACTCTGGTGGCGGTGGAGGAGCAGGAGCAGAAGGTGGAGATGTAACATCACCTCAAGGACAAAGAGGTGGTTCTGGTGGTATAGGTTTAAATTATAATATTGCAGATGGTTCAACACCAGTAGGTTATGCTGGCGGCGGTGGTGGAGGTGGTGCTGATACTGCACCTCCTAGTGAAAGTGTTCCTTATGGTGGTGGAGTAGGACAAGTAACAACTAATCAAGCATCTGCACCTTGGGCTCCAACATCAAGTCCATATAGTCCTTTCGTTACAGGCACAGAGGGTTTCTTTGGAACTGATGCAGTTGTAAATACTGGTGGTGGTTCTGGTGGTGGTCATATGGAAGGCCCTGCTCCGGCAAGCACTGGTGTAAGTGGTATTGCTGGTTCTGGTATTATTGTTGTTGCAGAAAGTAAAGGTGATATTGCTAACTCTAGTATGACTTTAATATCTGATACATTTACTGCAAGTTCAACACCAAGTAAAGCAAGACTTGTATTGTTTGCAGAAATAGGAGATGATTTAAATACCGATATCAACGCATCAGTAACAAGAGATAATACAACATTTAATGCAGTCACACTAACAGACGAAGGGTTTCAAGCAGGAAGTTCTGGTATAAAAATATTTACTGGTAGTACACCTTTAACTGGTACTGCAAGTCCTCAAGTACAACTTAGATGGAAAATTGTTGGAAGTAACCAAGTTAATACAAATAAAATTCACGGTGTAGCCCTCCAGTGGGCATAGAATATATATTATTATGAAGATATTTAAACAGAAATACAAAACCCCATCAAAAGAAGAATTTCCTCCAATCATAAGTTATCACGATAAAAGATATAATGGTACAATGGTTGATGAACAAGGTCGTTTCTATACAGTAGAAGATGAAACACAAAGATTGTTTCGTTGGGAACGAATGATTCGTAAAAAAGAAAGACAAAAAGAACAAATTAAAACTTGGATTGCAATCAAAGAAGGAACATATCATAAAAAAAATTATTATATGAGTAATAATACTAATAAACAACATTTTCACTGGAATAAAATGCCTAAACCTAAAACTGGTGGTAAACTATCTAGAAAATTAGATGGTGGTTGGGTAGAAGAATATAAACCAGTAAAATCTACACGATTACATAAATGGTTAGAAAATGCAAAAGAGGGAAAAGTTTTTAATGGACAAAAACACAGAACAAAACAATGGTTAATAAAACCAACTAGTGCAGATGTTGACCAAATTAAAAACCCTATTGACATTGAAAAAAAATAGTGTATAATTATTAAAAGGTGAAAAATTATGAATACATTTACAGACTCAGAGATTGATACTCTGGAACTTCCTAAAAAAGAGGAAGAAAAAAAAGAAGAACCCCAAGAAAAAAATATTGTTGAACCAGATGATAAAAATATTGTCAAACTGGTAGGTAATAAAAATATAGTTTCTATATTAACATCACAGTTTTTTGCAGAAAAAGAATGTGATGCAATAGTAAAAGAAACAGTTAAAGAATTATGGGTTGATAGTTCATTAAAAGGTGTGAGAAAAGCAACACAACAATCTTTACCTATGAACGATAAAGGTTGGCCCTATACTAAAGTGTTAGAACTTGCACAACAAGCTAATGATAAAAATTTTAAAATGCAACTTGCTGGTTTTTATCAAGCAGACAATCCACAAATAGTTTGTTATAAGAACAAAAACTTCTATAATTATCATTTAGACATTGGAAACAATGCACCATTTAGAAAATTAACTTTTATTATTCAATTATCTGACACCAAAGATTATGATGGTGGACATATTGAATTAATGAATATGACTACGGATAATAAATTATTTAGACAAAAAGGTCAAATAATTATATTCCCATCTTTTGTTCCTTGGCGTGTTACTAAAGTTACAAAGGGTGTAAGAAATTGTATTGAGGGTTGGTTACATGGCCCAAGTTATGTATGACATTTAATAAACTCGCACAAGAAGTACCATTAAATAATAGGGGAAAGATAACATCTGAGATATGGTTTCCTACACTATTTCATTTTAAAGATATTTTAAATTATGAAGAAAGAAATAAAAAATGGTTAAAACATATTTTTAAATGGAGAGATGACGACAATAGGGGTATTGTTCGTTCTAACTCAAGAGGTTGGCATAGTGCAGTAGATATGCATATGCGAGAGGAATATGAAGATTTAGGAAAAGAAGCACTTAAAATAGGTTTGAGAATACAAGAAATAATGGATTTAAATCCAGACACAGAACCAGTCATTGATAATATGTGGGCAAATGTTTCTCAGTTTGGTGCTCATAATCGTAATCATACTCACCCAGGCTCACATTTTAGTTTTGTTTACTATTTACAATCTCCAGAAAAGTGTGGACAAATATGGTTTTCTGACCCTAGAGCACAAGCAATCGCAGTTCAATTACCTTACAATCCAAAAAAACTAAGAAAAAGAGAAACACTTAATGAAGTATATTGGGCTCCAGTTCCAGGCAGATTAATTATGTTTCCATCTTGGGCAGTACACGAAGTAGAACCTAATTTATCAGAACTAAAAGGTAAAAAAGGTCTAAGAGTAAGTGTTTCTGGTAATTTATCTTTTCACATAAAAAAAGGTCTTAAATTTAAAGACGAAAGAGAAGGACACGATGCGAAAGGTTTTCTTACTATGAAGGGTGCTGAAAAACGAACATAATCTCTTTTTATTATAAATAGTTATAAAAAGGATTAGTTATGGCAGTACCTACTTCAAAGTCAACATTTAAAGAATATTGTTTAAGAGCATTAGGTAAAGGTGTCATTGATATCAATATATCTGATGACCAATTAGATGATAGAGTAGATGAAGCTTTACAATATTTTTCAAAATACCACTATGATGGTATTGAAAGAGTATATTTAAAACATCAACTGACAACCACTGAAATTACAAGAATGAGAAGTAATGAAAGTGCAGTTACAGCAACTGATAAGGTTGATAGTTCAATTACAGCAGACTTCTTACAACAAGAAAATTATTTACCTATTCCAGATAGTGTATTATCAGTTGTAAAAGTATACCCAGTAACAGATAAATTAACTCAAAATTTATTTGATGTTCGTTATCAATTAAGACTAAATGATTTATATGATTTCAGTTCAACTTCAATAATTCACTATGAAATGACAATGAGGCATCTAGATTTTCTAGACCACATTCTTACTGGTGAATATCCAATAGATTTTAAAGAACATCAAAACAGATTATACATTCACGCAGATATGGAAAAAGATTTCAATAACGGTGATTTTCTTTTAATTGAATGTTATAGAAAATTAGACCCAGCAGTATACACAGATGTATTTGATGATATGTATTTAAAAAGATATGCAACTGCATTAATTAAAAAACAATGGGGTTCTAACCTATCAAAATTTAATGGTGTTCAAATGTTAGGTGGAGTTACTATGAACGGTGAAGCAATCTATCAACAAGCGTTAGATGAAATCACTAAGTTAGAAGAAGAAATGAAACTAGGATTTGAGTTACCAATAAATTATATGGTAGGATAAGTTATGGCAGTCAACAAATTTTTTCACGACAGTAATAAAACTTCTATATCTGCCGAGAGAAACTTATATAAAAATCTAATCAAAGAAGCTATCCAGATTCACGGACACGATGTCTATTATGTAAATAGAACATTTGTAAATGAAGATACTTTATTTGGTGAAGATACATCTTCAACTTTTTCTGAATCACAACTTATAGAAATGTATGTAGAAAATGCAGAGGGTGGTCTTGAGGGTGAGAAAGAATTAGTATCAAAGTTTGGTTTAGATATCAAAGATGAAGTTACTTTTGTCGTAAGTAAAGAAAGATTTCAAGACATAACAAAACAAGTTGTTTTAGAGTCTGGTACTACTGAAACTTTTGGTGCAGTATTATTAGAAGATGAAACAACCACAAGTGAAAGTGCATATCTTGTAAATGAAGATGAATCTACTGATGCAGATAGACCTTTAGAGGGTGATTTAGTTTTTCATCCTATTATTAATAAAATGTTTGAAATCAGTTTTGTTGACCACGATGAACCTTTCTTTCAATTAGATAACAATCCAGTCTATAAATTAAAATGTAGATTATTTGAATATGGTAGTGAGGGTCTTGATACTGGTGTAAGTGCGATTGACCAAATAGAAACTGATAGTAGTTTAGATGCACTTTCATATCAATTCACATTAGAACAAACTGGAACATACACAGAAGAAATTTCATTAGAAGATAATGATTTATTATTATTAGATAGAACAGATGGTAGTGATTCTGATGCTGGTGATAATTTAATTTCTGAAACACAGTTTGGTGCGAGTTCTATACTACTTGAAACTGCTGATACTTATTACATTACAGTTAAAGATGAAACTGGTGCGTTTGAATTAGACGAAGTTATCACTGGTGCAAACGGTGGACAGGCTTATATTAAGTTAATAAATAGTAACACATTACACTTTGAATATATAACTGGAACATTTGCAAAAGATGAAGTTATTACTGGTAGAAACAATGGGTTTACTGCAACAATAACTGAAATGAAAGAAGAAAATCATTATCTAATTAATGAAGAATATAATGTAGATACTATTGATGAAAAATCTCAGATTGAAGATTTTGAAAACTTAGATAATACAATATTAGACTTTAGTGAATCAAATCCATTTGGTGACGCTGGGAAGGAAACATAATGTTAGGACAACAATTTTATCACGAAACGATTAGAAAAATCATAGTATCATTTGGTACTATTTTTAATAATATTCAAATTATCAGAAAGAATAGTTCTGGTAATATTACACAATCTATGAAAGTTCCATTAGCATATGGGCCTAAACAAAAGTTCCTTACAAGAATTAGAGAAGATGCAAGTATTAGTAAAACAACTGCGATTACTTTACCTAGAATTGCATTTGAGATACAAACACTTTCTTACGATACAACTAGAAAATTAAATCGTGTTACAAAGATTAGAAAAACAAGTGCAAAAGGTTCTTCTAAATTAGAAACACAATATATGCCTGTACCTTATAATGTTGATTTACAATTATTTGTTATGGCAAAAAGTGGTGATGATGCACTACAAATTATAGAACAGATATTACCTTTTTTTCAACCAGAATATACAATCACAGTCAATGATAATTTAGATATGAAACAAAAAAGAGATGTGCCTATTGTATTGACTGGTATAGATTACGAAGATAATTACGAGGGTGATTTTACAACAAGACGAGCAATCATTTATACATTATCTTTTACTGCAAAATTTTATTTGTATGGGCCTGTTACTTCACAGTCTGTTATCAAATCAGTTCAAGTTGACCAGTTTACAGATTTACCAGACAAATCACCTAAGAGAGAACAAAGATATAGTGTCACACCAGAACCAGTATCTGCTGATTTTGATGATAACTTTGGATTTAATGAAACAACATCTTTCTTCCAAGATGCAAAAGACTTTAATC